AGATGCTCCCGAGTCCGTACTCGATGATCTCAAAGCCTGCATCTTTGCCTTCTGTGAGGACAATGTGAACCCTCCGACACTCGAAGAGGTCAAAGTCCTGTACAAGCAGGCCGTGATCGAAATGGATGCGAAGTACAAGGCTGTCCAAGAGGCTTTGCATGGTCAGGCTCTACGTGATCTTGATCGAGCTGAAAAGAAACTCGACCTTATCCCTAATCCACAAGACGACCGTGAGCGCATTGCTAATGCTCGTATCGAGCTGGAGTTGGCTAAGCTCGACCGTGAAGATCATGATACTCAGATCGCCATGACAGGTGCGTTCAAAGAAGTCATGGATTTCATTGCCATTATTGAGGCTGAGTATTCTGATCTTGTTGATAAGACAGAAGAGGAGCTGCTTAAAAGCGAGACGAATTACTGGGGTAAACGTCTTGCAAAACAGATCCATATCGACATGCAAACGATTGGCAGAATTGGTGAGGGTAATCGCTCCGTTCTTGAAAACCTCCCTCGTGAGTTTCAAGAGCAAGTATTGGCTGAATCAATCATCCGTTCTCATGAGCACAACATGCTTGAGAGCTCTGTCGCTGACAAAGTCAATATCATGCTTGCTGAAAGCTACCCTCGAATCACTACCTATATTGCCCCTCCAGCGGGTATTCATGTCCCTCTAAAGTTCCGTAAGGATGCCCCTAAGGGTTACCCTGAAAATCGTATTGTTAATGTTGACCGTGCCGAGATCATGATCGCCACCCTTCACCGTCCAAACGATCGAGAATGGCTATCCACGAGCTTCTATATCCCTGGTGGAAAGAATTACATCACTACGTATATCGAGTGCCCTAATGGCGAACTGATTGGCGAATATCGCAATCGTCTCGTTATGGACGCTTTGTCCCTTGGTTGCGAGCATTTGTTCTTTGTCGATGATGATCTTCTTGTACCGCAGGATGCTCTTCAGAAACTCTATGCGCACAAGCTCGACGTGGTAGGGGGCTGGTACACGAAAAAAGAACCTGTGCCCGAGAGTGCCACCCTTATCAAGACTGAGGACGGCAAAAGCTGCATGCCTGTACCAAAAGAGGCTACTGGCTTGATCGATGTTGACTGGGTTCTCACGGGAGGTTTGACCTTAATCGATATGAAAGTCTTTAAGACTGTTCAATATCCTTGGTACAATACGAGTTATCAAGCTACTGAAGATACGTACTTCTCCGCCCGTTTACGCGAAGCAGGTATCAAGCAGTGGCTCGACACTTCAATCAAAGCCATCCATGTTGATAAAGCCACCCGCACGGGATACGGCTTCGACGGGATACAAAAACTTACCTAGCTATGTCTCAAGCCGCACGGTTCTTTGCCAAGGTTTATTCCTTTGATGGTTCTACGTTCCGTCGCGTTCTTGATGCGTCTCTTTTTACCTCAGTCCCTTCAATCATCCGTGAGGTGGGCAAGCCCGCTGGAGACCTCACGTTGGCGTTGGCGCTCCCATGGGATGACTATGGGTATGGCGAGTCCAATGGGATAAATGAGGGGGATCTAGTGAAGGTATACGCCGTTAACGTAGCCAATCCTACAGGGTTACTCGTCTATCAGGGTCATATCGAAGAGATCGAGACCTTGTTCAGCCCCAGCGATAACCATGTTTCGCTCAAACTCTACCCAATCGATGCCCTTTTAAGCATGGCTTTGTGGAAAGAAGGTGGGGATTACATTGTTGAATATGCCTCAGCCGATATTGACACGATCTTTGACGACGCAATCGACGATATTAACACCGCTTACGGGGTTTCGTTCTTTAGCAAGAACCTCGGCAACCCTTCGTTATCCGTGGATGTTCAATTCGTCCGATCATACTTTGTTGATGCCCTTATCACGGCAGCAGGGTTCCTCGATACGACGTGGTACTGGCGAATCAACGCAAATGGTCAAATTGACCTTGACCAATGGAATGAGGTAACGGCAGACCACTCATTCACCGTTGGTAAGGACGTTGAGTCTATCCGTGCCATCTCGTCCCTTGTAAATGTCATTAACCGTGAAGTGGTGAGTTGGGGAGCTATCCCTACCGATTCTGAGTATCAGGACGTGACCTCAATTGGCCTCTACGGCCTTCGAATGGGATTAGTCGAGGATTCGGACATCCTTGCCATTAACGGGGCTAATGCGAGAGGTGCAGGGGATCTCTCTCGATCCAAAAACCCGTTTATCAAGACCGAACTTGTGGTTAATGCCCAATACGCCATCGAGACCATCAAGGCTGGGGATACCTGCACCATCAGAAACGTCAAAGCCGTCTCAACACAATTCCTTTCGGGGATCTTTCGCATCGTCCGTGTTGAGTACGATGGTGCCACCGCAAAGCTCCATTTGTCCGACATTATTAGCAATTTCGGAAACGAGTTTTCGAAAGCGATAAGATAAGGTACCTTGTCAGTTAAGGGTGGCTCTTTTGCCAAAGGCTCGGTTTGGTTGCCTGCGCTGCTCTAAAAGCGTACCGCCCGTCGGGTTAGAGCCCGCGTGAGGAAAACGGGTAAGGCGATCCCCATGCAAGGCTCCTGCTGGACACGCTCTCGCAGGAGTTTTTGTTTTGGGGTACTATTTTGTGGAAGCCATAATCTTCAAAACCCCTAGGTCCTACCCTCGCACAACCCTTGCAGCTATTGCCTCCGCCATTGGTGGTGGCCTCGCTGTCGCTGCTGTCGCTACGTTCTCCGTTGGAGGCGGTACGACGATTGATAAGATCGTCCGCACCGTTGCAACTGTTGATGTTGCGTCTATTGCAGCAAATAGCGCCACCTCTTCGAATGTTACCCTCACGGGTGCATCCGTTGGTGACGAATGTGTAGTGTCTGTAACGGCTGGTGACTTCTTATCGACGACCTCAACAGGTATCGTTGCATGTAAGATCTCGGCCGCCGACAACGCTTTGCTTATTTACAGCAATGTTAGCTCAACCGCTGCGTTCGATGCAGGTACTTCGACTTTCTCAGTCAAAGCCACCTCGTTCTAGCCTCACAAGCTCGATTCAATAAAAAGCCCCTATTTATGGGGTTTTTTGTTATGTCCACAAGAGCCAATATTTCACACTTGACATTGACTTGCATGGGCAGGATCATATTCATACGAGCCAATCTAAGGCTCAAACTCAACTCAACTATGCCCCGAAAAAGTCTGGCGAACGATGCTCCCGAGTCCGTACTCGATGATCTCAAAGCCTGCATCTTTGCCTTCTGTGAGGACAATGTGAACCCTCCGACACTCGAAGAGGTCAAAGTCCTGTACAAGCAACGTAAACCCGAGGTGGATCTATCGCTCCGTGCGATTAACTTCTGGTTAGAAATGCTCGTTACCCAAGGCAAGCTCAAAAAACTCAAGAGCGCTAAACGCAAGTTCGCTCCGCTTGATTGGTCTGGTTCCCAAACTCCCGTTTACGCAAAGTCTGAATAAATATGCAACCAGAAAATCAATTAGTTTCACGTGAAACCCCAAGTTCCATCGCAGTCTATAGCCCTGAGCAACTTGATGTCATCACGAACCATATTGCCAAAGGCGCTACGCCTGTTGAGCTCCAGTACTTCTTATCCGTCTCAAAGCGTCTCGGTCTTGACCCGTTTGGTCGCCAAATCTATTTCGTAAAACGATACGATTCAAAGCAAGCAAAGGAAGTCGGCACCGTTCAAGTATCCATCGACGGGTTCCGTGCTATCGGCGCTCGTACGGGCTTACACGCTGGTACGGATGATATTGAGTACGATACTGAAGAGGGTGATCATCCAAATAAGGCTATGTGTACGGTTTATCGTCTCGTCGGCGGGAAGCCTACCGCTTTCAAAGCTACCGCTCGATGGATTGAGTACGTGCAGACAAATAAGGGTGGCGATCCGCAGTTTATGTGGAAAAAGATGCCATGGCTCATGCTAGGCAAGGTGGCGGAGTCTCTTGCCTTGCGCCGTGCGTTTCCTGAGTTCCTTTCGGGTGTGTATACCCATGAAGAGATGTCTCAAGCGGATACTGAAGATCGTGGTCTCGATTCCAATAATGCCACGACAGTCACAGTTGAAACGATTGATCCGCTAAAAGCTAAGGCAAAGCAGGATACTCTGTTCTATCTGCAAATGCTTTTTGAGAGCTCAAAGGCCGATCCTGCTGAGGTGAGATCTTTTCTTGAGACAAGTCTCGGAGTCTCCAGCATTAACGAATTGAACGAAAGCCAAGCTCTCAAATTGACAGCTCTCATGGAAAAGAAAATGGAAGGTCGGATCGAAAAGGTCGTTGAAGACGACAGACCCCAAGATCCTGAACCACCAATTACGCCCCCTGAAGCCCCAACACAGGTCGAGACTCCCAAGAATGACCCAATACCCCAACCCGAACCAAAGACCTACCTAGAACCTACCTACGAGCCCGTTCCTGAGCCTCCAGCTCGTAGGGACTGGATCAAAGAGGCTAGCAACGTCCAATTCTTTGACGATGGCATGCGCTTGATCTCCGAAATGGAGTTGGCTGGTGAGAGTACCGTTAAGACCCGCACCGTTATGGGCATGATTAAAAACCGTTTCCCTGATCCAAAGCTCAAAGACTAGCGCTATGCTCGAATCCTACTCCCAAGAGTTGAAACCGATTGAGACCACAATCAGTCAGTATCAAGCCATCAAAGATCTCACTATCCACAATGCCGCAGAGGAACGTATCTGCGGCGAGACGATCGCTATTCTCAAAATGACCCTCAAAGGCGTTGAAGAGAAACGTGTCCTTTACACAGCCCCTCTCAATCAATCACTAAAGAGAATCAACGCCGACTTTAAGGCGTTCTCTACCCCCATCCAAAATGAAATCAACCGTTTCAGTGAAGCGTTCACCGCTTACCGCGAAAGCGAAGCTCGTAAAGAAGCCGAAGCCTACCGTGCTCAAATCCAAGAAGAAGCTCGTAAAGCCGCTCAAGCAGGAAATATCGAAGCCCTCAAAGACCTCTCGCAAGCCAACACCGAGCTCGAAAAAGAAGCTCCAAAGGTTGTTCGTACGCAAGACGGTAGTGTCTCTACCCGCAGAGTTTGGACGTATGAGATCGAAGACGTAACCCGTATCCCTACCGAGTTCTGGGCTGTCGATGAAGCTAAGATCAGCGCTGCTGTAAAATCGGGCATTCGCACGATCAATGGTGTTCGTATCTTTGAGAAAACGATTGTTGCTACTCGAAGCGTATGATGAAAATCATCATGACCATGGAAGAGCTCGACGAAGCTCAAGCCCACTTTGATAAATTGGGCTCGTACACAAAAAACCATTTCGGTTTAGGGATCGTTGACTCGATTATCGCCACGGCTAAGGCCTTTCATGAATTGAAAGCCGAAGAGTTTATTGGATTCTGCAAACGATGTGGTGAAAAAGCTACCTACAGAAACGGTATCGTCTACTGCTGTGGCGTTAAGGTCGAACCCATCGAAAGCTGATTATGAGCAAGGAGACGTTAAAAGCGAGAGTTGAAGCGGTGCTGAGAGACCTACCCGATACTCGAAACGACGATACGTTGCTTGCTCTCAATGTTTGGCACCGTATGAGACCAGATCTATTCGAGAAGGTTGAAGGCAAAGAAGGTCTGTATATTCGAGCAAAAGACCTGCTGGATTATCTCCCGAACCACGATCATATCAGTCGCATTCGTCGAAAGTTCCAAGAAGAAAAGAAGTATCCTGCGACCGATCCTGAAGTCATCCGACAGCGCTCAAACGAGCGTAAGAAATGGGAAGGTTTTGCCCAGACAGGATCGTTTGAATAAGAAGAGCCCCTGCCAGTTTGGCGGGGGCTTCTTGTTACAGCCCGAGATCGAGCTGGTCAGGACACTCAAGAATGAGGTCGCTTATTGGGATATAGCCGATACGTTCGACTTCGACGGCCTTCACAGAAAGGCTAACGTGGATCTCACCTTTTGCATGTAGATGCGCAAGGCGATTGAACTCATCAGCGGATATGCCTACCCTGAGAGGCATTTTGTTACCGCGTATGTAGACGATCATGCTGCCCCCTGTAGCTTCACCCTCTCACGATGGAAGTCCTGCAACCGTCCGCGAAGGACGGGAGGCAATGCGAGCCACAGATCGAAGGATTGTCTGCAGTAGATACCGCAGATCCCATGGGTTACTTGCTGGCCTTTTGTGGGAGTCTTTTTGTACTCCCTCCGACAAGCGACGCAGGTATATCGCAAGGTCATGTGAACCTCCCCATGACGAGTAGTACCGTCATGATGAAACCGTAGGATTGCACGCAGAGGATGATCCCTCTAAGCGCGTCGAGGACGAGTTTGATGGATTGCATGGTTCCTCCGATTCCATGATACCACCCGTAAAAGCGTGTAGGCATTTAGGTGCAGGGCAAATGCCATGCGTTTCACCTTCACCACCCTCTTTTTGGCCGTATATGGTTTTGCAGAACATGCAGATACAAATCAACATCAAACCTCCGTAAATTAGTGCGGTACTAGGACAGCAGAAACGGGTGGGGTGATTGTTTCGCTTTAGTCGTAGAACCGCCAACTGGTATTAATGGTGACGTAATGTTGCACGTCTTTATGGGGTGTGGCTTTCCCCGAACGGCTCGGCTTCGCTACCGTTTCGCACTAGCCCTACAGTCTTCCTTTCCATTCATACCATGTGGCGAACTATGACTTTCACTCCCCGCCTACCACCAGTGTCTAGCGCGCGCTGACGGTCAAGTGATAGGCGGCGAGCCAGGAGGCTCAGCAGTAATGGTAAGGATCATCGAGACGCTTGTAGGGAATGTCCCAATTGCGTTTTTGTCTCGATTTTCTTCTTGAAATACGTTTCAAGTCTTTTTTCCATCCCATCGCACAGACGTGCTTTTTAACATCCCAAAACTCATACGGAAAGTTACCGATCTTGCGTCGATCCTTTCGGGTTCGATGTTTGGCCATATTCAATGTAATGGCGCATTAGATTTGCGCCGTTACATATAGGATTTTGCTTGTGTTAGCATAGCTGTTTAATTCGATGAGACAATACCACAGTTGACATCACTTTCAAAGTTCTCTATACTACTCAAGCCTCAACACGCTAAGCGCCCGAAAAGGTCGTTTGTGAAGAGAAAACAACAGCTCGGTGAAAACTGGGCTTTTTGTTATCCTCACTATCCACAGCTTTGTCCACATCCAAGACCTTTCCAATTCCAAGTCCAAGAGTTATACACAAATGAGTCTATGAAAAGACGACATCAATCAAAAATTGTGTTAGGATCAGAGTGTGTTTGGTTGTACCAACACGCCAACAATTTGGTTGTACGTCTTTTCACGCACGAATCCGCAGCAATGCGGATTTTTGCGTTGACGACTTAGAAAAGTGCTCTCTTTCTGGTCTTTTCGGTGATCGACCATAAAAATGTCACCGCCCGCTTGTGTGCAGATTACAAATCCCCGCTCTGTCTTAGCAGTGACAACGGGGGACTTTCATATGCACATAAGCAAGACGGCTAGCCTTTTGGCTAACGTGGGGAGGGTTAAACGCTCGGCAAGACTTCAAGTCCTAGCACACCCCTTTCAAAAGAGACCACATACAACCCAAACCCCACTACCCCACACTGAAAGGAGGTAGACTGCTCGGCATACCCTTTAATCAACTGAAAGCTTTTATGTCTACAATCTTTAAGAAATTACCTCCATCAAAACCGTATAAGCACCAAGGTAAACGCTACAAACCTTCGACACACACGGTGATAAAAAAGAAGCGTACTAAAGAACAGTTTTTTAAGATGCACGATAAGTATCTCAAAACTAGAAAATGGAATAGCCTCAGACTAATGGTTTTACGTCGTGCCGATTATAAATGTGAATCATGTGGCAACTCTGGTGTGATATTGCATGTCCACCACCTAACGTATGAGCGTTGGCGTAAGGAGTGTTTATCCGATCTAAAAGCCCTTTGTATCCCGTGTCATAATTCAGAGCACGGCCACTCGTGATTTCATGATTGACATCATTAAAGAACAGTACGATAATGCGATCATGATTTGCCTTTATGTTTTCGACCTTGATGTCGTTCTTAATCGTTCGGGGAGTGGAGCGGTTGGAGTTGGTGAGATGATCGAAGCTCTGCATTCATGCGGACACCGTGTGACAGTCGTAGCAGACCTCCCTGTTGATACCATCCGTGGGTATCTCGAAAAGGCGGGTTTGTTGAGATATGTCCATGATTGCGTCACTCGGAGTGATTCTTATCGAATACTGAGATCCGATGTGGGTATCGGCACATTCAAAGAAGTGCTTAATGCTACCGTTAGTTTCAAAACAGGCTAGCCATGCTTATGCTCTCAATCGACATCAAGGTGAATGATCGTGAGGTCTATGAGATCGTCGCCGTTAACACGTGTCGCAAACCTCTCTGTGAACCATCCGACAACCCAACTCACTCGTGCATTTACAAGGTAGACGCGACCCACCGCACGACGGGTGAGACCCTATTCTTTTTCGTGAGACGTAAGAGGTACAAAGATCAGTTGTTGCAACTAAGCAACGCGATCATTAACCGAATCATCCGCTACCATGGCTATAATCGTCTTCAAGATACCGATAAGCGTAACGGATAACCGTCGCCACCAGATCGCCTATCGTCGCCGCATGATGGTCGATACTGAGGAGTTTCGATCGTGGAAGGCTTTTGCCTTTCAATCCATCCTCAATCAACTCCCGCATGGTTGGAAGCCACTCGATCCAACCGAAGATAAACAGTTGCCCTATATCATCCAAATCTTTGCCCCTTCACGACGAGTAGATGCGACCAATTTCCTTAAAGGATTGCAGGACGTTTTAACGAATGCGGGCGTATGGACGGATGACCGCTGGGTACGTCCTCAATTTCTCCCGAGTGAATTGGATAAAGAACACCCGATGGCCGTCATCGTGATACCCATGGACGAGGCCACCAGAGAGGCTCTATGGCCTCCCAATGGTTATACCCCTCCGATACCACCAGAAACCAAGATCAATATTAAACGTCGATCCTAGGCTGATTACAGGCCTCACAAGCAGGGGGGGGGTTCAAATTGAACCCTCCCTTTTTTATGTCCACATATTGTTATCATTTCACACTTGACACCATTACCCACACGATCTATAATATAAGTATAAATCAACTTTTAACTTTATCTCCAACTTATGGCCATTTCAATTGATACGATCATTCAGGTAAAAATCGAGGCTTTGAAAAAACTCGATAATTGGGAGCATTCAGACTTTACGGACTTTGAGCAGAAGGATATTGCTCGCAATTTTATCAACGAGTTCGAAGATTATGTCCGCGATGAAGACGATCTCACGTCATTTCTCGAACGCTTAGAAGATGGGGACATTGTAGACGAATGGAGTGAGCGTCAAGTGAGTGTTTATACGCAAGAGATTTTTGAGTGGTATGCGCAAAGCTCTATGCGCATTTCATATCTTCAAGAGTCTGTTGATTCATTCAATGGTGATAGTGCTTATAACCTTATCCGCATGGGTGCTGTCTACTACGCCCGTGAAGCTGCAAACATCGGTATCTCATGTCTTAAATTAGCTATCGAAGATCTTAAATAATATGGCTATCAAAAATTGGAAACCTGTCAGAGCGAACGCTATTTTGAAAAATCTCGCAAAAGTACTCAAAGAGGGTGACATCAATCACCTCACCCTCGAATCCTACAAGCAGTTAAGTATCATGTCGGGATTCATTGCCCACTATAATTTCGAAGGTTTCAAAGATCATTATTCATTCGTCGGTGAGCTCGTTCTTGATCTCATCGCTTCGCATGATGTGAGAAACCCAGACCGCTATTCGACAGACCCATGGTTTGCAGAACATTACGGTGTTTTGTACGCAGAATCGAAGGCAACTCTTTATAGAGGTATCCGCGATCTTGTGAAGCATGGGTACGAATTAGCCAATGAGTTTAACGACTTCAAGGTAAACAAAAAATGTGATGAATGTGGGACGCTTTACTCAAGCAATGATGATATTCAATATCTTCAAGGCAATAACCAAGTCTGCCAAGACTGCAACTAATCTATGTATTACAACTCGAGATGGTTCTACACGCTACCAGCAAAAAAGAAGTTCCAGTATGTCGTAACGACATGGATCTTGTTTTACTCTTCTGCTGCTTTGATAGGTCTTATTCTTAGAGAGCTTGTTTAATCTATGGGACAAGCCGAGTTTATCAGCATGGCGATAATCCTAAAGGATTCAAACGCCGAACACCTCAAGCACGATCTTCTGTCTTGGCTTTTCGACGCTTATGAAGATGGCACCATCGATACCGATTCTGTTTCTGATCTAATGAAGTCACTTGCTTACACAAACACGCAATAAACCTATGCAATTCAAACTAAAGGACAAAGATCGAGCTTCCGTTTACTTTCCAATCGAAAAAGAAGGTTCAGAATATAAAACCCTTGAGATCGGTGTTAATTACAGCTTAGGGGGCATGAATTACTTTACAGGCAATGTGAACCCGAGAGGCTTCTATCTTCACTTTTCGCCATGCAACGTCATCGAAGCTTCTGCTGGTGGTTTTCGCTCTGTTCAAAGAACGATTCTAGGCGTTGGTTGGGATTCGGGTTGCAAGTTTCTCCTTGCAGAAGCCAAGCGTTTCAACAAAAAAGAGTTCGATCGTTTGCTTAAAGAATTGGAACCAAATATCGACTTCTTTGCAGACTTCTACGTCAAAGAAGAGAACGATAAAATCATGGCGCTAGCTCGAATTGCCATCAACCCTACTAAGTAATTTCACACTTGACACCAAGGTACACAAAAGTCACAATATTATTACGTTAACTTCTAACTTCAACTTATGCCAAAAGCTACGAAAAAGGAGATCGAATCCGTTGAAAAAGCGGGTCATCTCCGAATGGTTCACGAGACCTCAAAGCGTGAGTTTCACGCTGGGCGAATGTCTTGGGAAGAGTTCAATCGTTTACAGACACAACACCGTGAGGCCGACAAAGCCATGCGTAAAACAGTAAGCCGTGGATTTCACAGAAAATTAGAGCTTGAGCTTAAAGCCAAGTACAAAGACCAATATGTTGCCAAAAGAGCCAAGTAATCAAGATCACATCCTTCAAGATACAGGCCAAGTGGATAGCTACGAATCCGATAGCGTCGATGTGGACGACCTCGGGCTTGCAGCTACCTTGTCTGTGCTTGGAGTTGAGCCAGTAGGTGTGCGCCGTATTTCCTTTTCGAAGGTCATGTTTGAGTTCGAAGATACCCATTTACTCAAAGTCTTAACAGACAAATATTTCCGTAATGATTGCAGCGTTGATGCCCATAGCTTTTGGCTCAAGCTCCGCAGCATGAAGCAACTAACGAAAAACGTATGAAGATGAAGAAATTGTTGAATGTTGATGAGGTAGCTGAATTGTTCTCTGTCCCAACCTCGAAAGTTTATTATCTTGTGAAGACAAATGAATTGAAAGCCGTGAAGATCGGCAAGGCTTATCGTTTCAATCCTGACGTTATCCACAGCTACATGAATGGAACGGCGATTGCTGATGAGGCTGAAGAGGAAATTGTAGAAGAGCCTGAACCTGAAGAGACCGTTGACCAGCCAGACCTCGGTAACGTCAAGAAGACCGAAACGCCTGTCACGACTCCCAAAACCTATAACAATCTTAGCTCTTATAAAGAAGCTGAAGAGCCTGAGACCGTCATTGTAGAACGCAAAGTCATCACTATCCGATATTTGTTCGAAGCGGCTGTCCTTGTCGCTTTAGGCCATCCGATGACTGAGGCTTTCTGGCAAAAAGGGATGAACCTCGTCTTTTTCAACTTTGAACACACGCAAAGACTGCAGGACGATCTTGAATCCCATCATAACGGGAGTTTGCTCGTTGGGAGTAAAGACATGTGGCATGGCTGGCAAACCGTGAAAAAGCTGGCTGAGCACTACCGTCCAAAGACCTAAACCGCACGCCGACTTTTCATGATTGACATTCGGTGATAACCTATTTCCGTATGCCAACCAACAAGAGGGTCGATAACCTCATCAAAGCAAAAGGCATCTCGTACAAAGAGATGGCAAAATTGTCGGGCGTTTCTGCCTCGACCATTCATCGTGTGCGCTACCGCAAGTACACTCCCGACACTCTAACCCTCAAGAAATTGGCTAAGTTTTTCGGTGTTGAACCAATGGATCTAACCTAGATCTATTCAAGTTTCACACTTGACACCATATCGAGAGGGTTGGACAATGGGGATATAAATCAACTCAACTTTTTAACCCATGACACAGTCACTATTTCCCGATATGCAATCAGACAGCTACGATTACCGACTAGACGACGGGACACCCCTCGATGAAGCAATGAGCGTACTCCAAAAGGCTCTACGACGCGGGGACGAAGATCTTGCGATCTATTACGGATTCAACCTCCATGCTAAATATCCTCACGTCTTTTGGAAGCGAATATTGACCGTTGCGAGCGAGGATGTGGGCAATGCCGATCCTCAAGCAGCTATCCTATGCGCCGCTGTCCATCAGAATTGGAAGTTCATCAAAGAGAAATCCAAATACTCGACAGGCAATGTGTTTGCAATGCAAGCTGTCCTCTATCTCGTCCGATGTCCAAAGAACCGAGAGACCGATAACGTCCTGCCTTATATCCGCCAGAAGATGGCTGACGGCTGGAAGCCTGAGATCCCTGACTGGGCTCTCGACTGTCACACGAAACGTGGCAAGAACATGGGACGCACGAAGGGGGAGTTCTTTACCGAAGGCTCTGTCCTCGTGAATAAACAGGGGATCGATAACTATGAAGGCAAGTTTGATCTCGGACGTTGCTAAGATCGAAACGTGTTACTTGTGTAAAAACAAGAAATACATTGTCGATGGCGAAGGCTATGTTGTCTTCGCCCAAACCCCGCCGAAGTTCATTTGCTCAAAGGTTTGCCTTAAAAACTATCGCCTTATTTCACCACTGAAAACCTATGCCTGATCTATCTATGATTGCCTTTCATATTGTCGGTATCGCTATCTTTGCCCTGCTTACCAGACTCTTTTGGAAAGAGAGAAAAGTCTGCCTTGAACGCAGATCAAATATCATCAAGCTTGCTAGTAAAGATCCAAAAACAGATAAGGAGTTTAAAAAAATGATAGATCTTGTGATCGAAAGTGAGAAAAACGTCTACCCTCTCATGGATATTACGTTCACGCTCTCGCTGATCATTTTCATCACCTCTTCAATCGCTTTCGTCGAAGTCCTGATCACACAATAATATGCGATGCCTTTACTTGAATGTGCCCACCTCGTGGGATGACTGGGAAGCGCAAACCGAGTTTGCTTACTTTGCGCAGACCTTCATGCAACTCAAAGAAGTGACGTATTTGTACGCCTACAATCAAGAAGCCCCGCCGAAAAAGACGCACCCTGAAAACGTGCGTTTTTTTCCGATCCGTATGGACGATAACCGCTATCGCAATGCCGCTACGGTTCCATGGGAGATTCTTGAGATCCTGCACGATACCAGCGAGAAGCCTGTTGATTTCATCGTTGTTCATCGCCCTTCAATTGTTCCGATGCTGAAGTTGTGGATGGAAGCGGTATGCAAGGTATCAACCCCAATTATCGTCGTTGATTCTTTTGTCCCTCATGAGAAACGCGCTGTTCAACCGCCAAAGCGTGAGGCCTACTACCGTCTCACCGCTCAAGGCTATGCCCTTGCCGATGCCCTGATTGCTCAAAACGAATACGAATATCACCTGATGCTCGATACGGCTTATCGTTACGGCAACATGGATGTGAGGGATAAGACGTTTTGTCTTGAGTCTAAGCTCCAGCTCCCGATCCCTGATCGCTCTCAGAAGGTAAAGAGCGTGCTGTACGGCCAGAAGATGACCAAAGCTCAACGTGGGGGTACCGAAGTGCTCTCTGTCCTGCAAAAGCTCTCGTTTGTACGCCCTGAGTTGCCTCTCTACGTCACCAGCCAGAAGCGAAACCCGATGAAGATTGTGGGCAAGAACATTATCGAAGTCACCAATCTTTCCCGTACCTACTACCGAGAGATCGTGCGCCGCATGATGGTGGGATTCACCATGTCCAAAGATGAAGGGTTCCCAAAGGGATTGGTCGAGCAGATCTTGGCCGATGTGGTGGTATTTGTACCGAAAGTCCCTTGGTCGCTTGAGCTTTTCAAAGACGATTACCCGTTCTATTTCGAGAATGAGGACGATTTGGTGAAGCGCATTGCTTACGTCGTCGATCATTACCCTGAATGCGCCGAGAAACTTCAACCCTTCAAAGACCGTATCGTCGCCAAAATGTCCCGCTCCGTTTGGGATGTTGTGCTCTCTGTCGTGCATGAGGAATACATGGAAGTCGTGAAGTTCTATATTTCCGACCGAGTCCACAAGTTCCCTGATCGAATGACCTTCGCTGAATGTCTCGATCTCTTGGACGTTCGCAAACTCTTGGGCGGTTACAACGGGTTCAACAGCCATCAGATGTACCAAGGCGTTAAGCAGTTCGGATACCACGATGTGACCCTTGAAAACGGCGATGTCATCCTTGAAAGGGATGTGGTAAAGTGAGATGGCTATGCAAGACAATCCACCCAAGATTAGTTTGTTCCATGCGAAGCCCTCGGAGTTGAAACCAAACCCCGACAACCCTCGCAAGATTACCCCTAAGGCGATCCGCCATTTGGTGAAGTCCCTTGAGACGTATGGCTGGGTTCAGCCGATCGTTGTGAAGTCGATCCCACCCGAAGGGGACATGAAGTGGATGGTCATGGACGGTAATCACCGTTTCCAAGCCTCCAAGTTCCTACCCGAACAGGACATTCCCTGCGTTCCCTTGCCCGAAGGCCTCACAGCCCAGCAAGAGTACGAGTTCATTTTCCGTATCAACCGTCATTATGCGGAATACGATAAAGAACGGGTAAAGGAGAAAATGAAGTCCGACTTTCCCGAGTTGGTGAATGCTCCCACCTTCGAAGAGCTCGGTATCGACTTCTTGAAACCCGATTTTCTCGCTGAAGCTCCTGCCGAGATGTCCGACAATGCTCCCATGGATGAAAAGCTTGAGAAGTTCGAGAATCTCAAAGCCGCCGTTGAGCAGATCTTGCAAGAGACTCAAGGCCAGATCGAGAAAAGCTTTGTCATGTTTGTCCACAACGGGAACCGCTACTGCATCTCGTTAATCGAAAAAGAAACCTTTGTTAGACTCCGTAACCGCCAAGAAGCCGACCCAGTGACTTTTCAGGCCTTTGTCGCCGATGTCTTGGACTCGAACCTTGGTTAGCAGGTTAGACCCCCTTAAAACTCATTCTGAGGCCAAATAGGCCATCACTTACCACCCTATGAACCCAATCCAAAAAGCCCAGCAAGACCAAATGGCCGAGATGGTGAAAAACCAGCTCATTTCCCTCATTGCCCCGCCAACACCGATCAGCGCTCTTGGGCACGTCCAAAACACCTTGATCGAGAACCGCAACACCCTTATCCGCGCTGAAGTGGACGAGCGTTTTCTCAAAAGACAGGTTCATACCGAAGAGCTCGGTACCAAAAACGATATGGAGATTGCTCTCGGTGGCGTTCAAGCCAAGATCAAGAAGCTCAAGGCTACCATTGCCTATCTTGTAGAGATTGAAACAGAGCTCATCAGCAATGGTGGTGAAAGTGGTACTCAAGTCCAAAAAACCGCTTAGTTATGCTGAAATTAAGACTTAAAGTTATCTATGCAGGGATAAAACTCCTGCTCTCATTCTGCTTCGCCATCGTAACGGCGTATCTCTTGTGGCATGGTGAAACACCTCTCGCGGGCTTTTGGCTCGCACTCTCGGGCTTTCTCTTCAGCTCAACCCGAATGGATCTAATCGAGATGGAATTGAATGACTGAGTCTAATGTCCCAAGCAACCTGAAAAGAGGATGGAACCGTACGCAAAATGCTGCGGTTCCATACCAGAATTGGGTCAAGCTCAAGATCGAGTACATGGGCGCTGAACAGAACGAAGTTGCCCAGTTTTTGCGATCAAAAGGGATAGAGGCTGATGACTACTCATATACCAAGACTCGTGGATGGCGTAGAGAGAAGTTAGAGATGCTTAAAAAATCGCTGTACATAGCGGAAAAGAAGAGTCTTGATGCTAGTGTAGAGAAGCTAGAGGAGAAAATTAAGCGTCGCTCGACATGGTGGAAGACTATACAGCAGGCCATTGTTCGCAAGCTCTTGATCACTAATTCTGAGGGCAAGCAAGTGTATCGTGAGGACATTTCTAGTGAGGAATTGTTCTTTTTAACGAAGTCTTATGACATTGCCACGAAAGGTGAACGCCTTGAGGATGGTCAGCCGACCGTTGTTGAAAAGATTGATCAAGTGAATACGCATACGTTCTCTTTCGAAGAGCTCCCTGCAGAAAACTTTGCTTTCCTCGAAGATGAAATGAATCGTGCGTTGTTGCCGATTGCCAGTGTCGATGATGAAAATGAAAACGATGACGTTATCAAAGAAGATCCAGCACCTAGTGACGAAGTACGGGGACGAGACGGCGAAGCTGTATCTCCGTAAGTATTTTCGTGACCCTGCTCACCTTGATGAGTTCGTTGCTTTTCTATTTCCGCATTACGCGACCTCTGCCATCCCTGATTTTCACCATGAGCTTTACGATGCTTTTGCGATCTCACTCTTCTATAACGAGAACATAGCCCGCGCTGCTCCCCGTGGTTCTGCAAAGAGCACGGTGGTCGGCGTGGTTTTACTTTCTTGGATCGGCATTTACCGATTGAGACGCTTCGTGATTTATCTCTCGAATACCAGCACGCAGGCTGAAGGCCTCTTGTCTGCTTTGCAGTCAGAGTTTGAGACGAATGAACGCCTCATTTGGCTCTATGGTGACTTACGCTCGAAGTATTGGAATAAACACGACTTCGTAACCACCACAGGCGTACGCTTCGTTGCAAAGGGTCAAGGTGTGCGTATCCGTGGTTTACGCCATAATGAGAACCGTCCCGACCTTCTGCTTTTCGATGATCTTGAAAATGATGATGAAGTCGCTAATCCTCTTCAACGTGAGAAACTAAAGAAGTGGTTTCTTTCTGCTGCTATGTCGGGTATCGATCCTGAGGGTGGTATTGCATGGTTCATTGGTACGATCTTGCACCCTGATTCATTACTCAAGAACATCATCGACCAGAAGCCACCATTTCAAGATTGGAATGTGGGTCTTTATCGTGCCATTCAAGATGATGGGACATCGTTTTGGCCTTCACGCTTTCCGATGTACTGGCTTAAACAAAAACGAGCTGAGCTCGGTACATTCATCTTCAATCAAGAGTATCAAAATGAACCTATCGTTGACGGTACGCGCTTATGTCCTCCGTCCTACATCCGACCGATTGATACGTCAGTCATCATGCCGATGGAGGGACGTATTACGAATATCGCCGTAGATCCTGCCATCTCAAAAGCCGAGACAGCCGACAAAACAGCTATCGTTGGTGGGTATTGCTGGATGACTCCTGCAGGGGAGATTCAAAAGATCCGTATTACCTACGCCATGGCGAAACGCATGACGCTTATTGAAACGGCAAACGAGCTGGCTAGTCTCGACTCTCTCATGCAACCCCAGCAGATTGGCGTTGAGAATGTGGCTTACCAGCAAGGTTTGGTCGAAGTCCTGCAAAAGTACAACCTCCCAGCAAAACCGATTAAGGCCGATGGGGATAAAGTTCGAAGATTTAACCGCGTTTCCCCTTATTTCGAGCAAGGATTGATCGAGATCGATCCGAAGTTATCCGAGCTTATTAACCAGCTTCTAAACTTCACAGGTGCAGACGGTGCTGAGGATGACCTTGTTGATGCTTGTGTCTACTTCATCAGCCTTTGTATTGAAAAGAAGGCGGAAGAGTTCCGCGTTTACGTTGGGTAGCGTATTATGGCAAGTGATATGCCATCCATCCTACAAAATATCGTGAGTGCCTTCTCTCGTGACAAAGATGTCACAGGTTTACACCTCACCCCTACGCAAGCGTATCAATCGCTGCTTGGTTTTATGTCACGAGACGCTGCAAGCCCCGTGCGCCTTGGCGAAGAGAACCGTAACTGGGTTGCCGCCTGTACGGGCGCTATTGCTCAATCCGTCGCCTGTATTGAGTTTGAATTGAAACAGTACGGAAGTGATGGTCTCGTGGAGAATGTCCAAGAGCACCCTTTGCTTGATCTTTTGTCCTATGTGAATGAATACATGGATCAGTTTGAGTTGATCGAGATCACGTCCGTCCACCTTTCCGTTTATGGCAATGCCTTCTGGTTGCTTGACGGTGTAAGCGACGATGGCAAAGGAACGCCTACCGCTATTTATCCGCTTATCCCGAAGTTCGTAACCATGGTACGCGGTGCAATGCCTCAAGCCATCAAAGAATATCAGTACAAAGTCGATAACAAAGTCTTCAAGTTTGACCCTAAGCGCATTCTCCAGTTCCGCGATGTGAACGGTGATGACCCGCTATGGGGCATGGGTAAGCTTGAGAAAGCTTTTGATTCCGTAGAGTCTGATACCTATACCCGCCTTTGGAGTAAGGCCTTCTTTAAGAACGGGGCACGTATTGATCAAGTGATCGAAGCCCCTAATCAATTGACCCCAGAGCAGGCTAAGCAAATCCTCGAAGTCTTCAACTCCCGTCATCAGGGCGTAGATAAAGCTCACAAAACTGCCATCCTGCCTATGGGCGGGAAGCTCGTGAACGCTGGCGTGAATCCTAAGGACATGGACTTTCCACAGCTTCGCAGCACCTCACGTGATGAGATCTTGGCAATGTTTGGTGTACCTAAGTCCATCCTCGGTCTCGTCGAAGATGTGAACCGTGCCTCAGCCGAAGCAGCAAACTATGTCTTTGCCCTTCGCACGGTTAAGCCAGTAATGCGAAAGATTACGAGCGTAATCAATGAGTTCCTTGTCCCATTCTTTGATAAGAGCGATAAGATTTGGTTAGCCTTCAAAGATCCTGTTCCTGAGAACAGAGTAGAAACGGTCTCGATGTATCAAGCTGCTCTCGGTGGCAAGCCTTGGCTTTCAGTTAATGAAGTCCGCGCTATGGAAGGGATGCCGAAGATTGAAAATGGTGACTCGGTAATGACCGACTTCGCTGCTATCCCTCTTGGCGAACCTCTCCCAGAAAAACCTACCAAAGCCGCTAGACCTAACCGTGTTCATGGCAAACGATTCTCAAAAGAGAGCAGTTTGCATCGCAATGTCCAAAAGTCAGCGATTTCATTGGGCAATAGCCTTGAGCAAGCGATCAAAGAAGCTACCGATGAGAGCAGTAAACGTGCAGAGCTTGATGAAGCCGAGTGGAAGAGGTTTCAAGTGAATGTGAATCCCTATATCAAGACCGTCACTAAAACCCTAAAAGACCTTGCAAAAGATCAGTCAAAGGAAGTCCTTGCTAATCTCCCAGAAGCCGTAAAGGGCATGGTTTCTCGCCTTGCCGCAGGGGATGTTCGTAGCAAGGTTGTCTTGATAGACGAGTTGCTGGATGAGGATGAGGCCGTTTCCATTATGGTGAATGCCCTCTCGCCTATTTACCAAGAACTTGTGGCTAAGGAGGGCTCGGCTGTTCTTGAATCGATCACTGGAGCTGCTTTCGATGCACGCACTGAACGTGTCCAGAAGTCCCTTAAACACGCGATCAACCTTCTTTCGACCGAATACACCAAAACCACAAAAACACGTCTTCAAGAGGCGTTAGAGGCTGGTCTTGAGGACGGGGAGAGTGTTGATAAGCTCGCCGATCGCGTATCGGATGTGTATACCCAGATCAGTCAGTCACGTGCGACAGCGGTTGCCATGACTGAGACGAATCGCGTGGGCAATCTTGCTGCTAAGCAGGCAATGCTTCAAAGCGGAGTCGTTAAAACGATCCGTTGGTACACTTCAAACGATGATGTTTGTGACTTCTGCCAAGAAATGTCTGGCATGGTCGAGGACATAAACTCGGCGTTCTTTGAAAAAGGTGATACGCTTGAGACTGTTGATGGTCAGACGATCGAGCTTGATTACGACACGGTGGACACTCCGCCGCTTCACACCTCTTGCCGATGCTATGTCCGACCAGATCAAATATCCATCTAACCACCTATGAACCCATCAATGCTCAAGTTCTCTGTAGAAGAGAAATCAAACCTGTCCGCTGCCATTTTCGCTGATGCCTTCGTTAAGGCCATTGGTGAAATCAAAGCAGAAGACGACGGCTCAAACTCGTTCGAAGTTATCATGACTTCGGGCGCACTTGATCGCCATGGTGAGACGGTGAACCCAGATGGCTGGGTCTTCGATAACTACATGCTCAACCCTGTAGTGCTTTATGCCCATGATTACTCGTCCCTCCCTATCGGTCTCGTTAATGAGATCCGCCGTGACGGTGACAAGTGGATCGCAAAGGGTATCTTTGCCCCTGAGGATGCGTCCCCGATGGCTGGCTATGTAAAGAAGCTCTACAAAGCAGGTTTCATCAAAACGGTATCCGTAGGGTTTATGCCTCTCGAACTCGATGCAAATTACAACTCGATCCGACAGGAGTTGCTTGAGCTGTCCTTTGTCCCTGTTCCTGCTAATCCTGAGGCTCTCTCGCTTGCGAAGAAACTCGGGTTGGACATCGATGAACTCAAAGCCAAGGGAATCCTTAAAGAAGGCGAACCTGAGGCGACTGATGATGAGCCTAAGGTTGAACCTGCTGCTGATGAACCAAAAGACGAGCCAGCTATCGACCTCGAAGTCGAAGTTGTGAAGATCATGGCTGATGCTACGGATAAGGTACGCGCCTTGATCGTTGCAAACGCTCAGAAGTCTGTAGGTACTATCGTTGAAAAAGCAGGTCGTGTAATATCAGAAAAGAACCGAACGCTAATCAAAGATTGTGCTGATGGTCTTCGTTCATCGATGCACTCGATGGAGAAGTCGATCACCGCCTTGGAGGAGTTGCATAACGCAACAGAGTCCTCTACGGGTGAGCCTGATGGTCAAGAACCTGATGGCAAGAGCGCCAATCGTGAGATGGTAGTCGTCCAGCGCCTCGTCCGTATTGCGGACAAGTCGATCGAAGACGCACTGCGCATTATTGCGAGTAACGTAAAACGCTAGCATTTAGCTGTTAGCAAAAACTAATTCCCTTTCCCCTATTTCTCCACTATGGAAGAAAAGAATGTGGAGCTTTTGCGCGATGCTGTCATCAAGACGCTCGAAGCAAAACTCCCTGAAGCTGCAAAAAATGCAGCAGAGGAAGCTGTTAAATTGCAGATTGAAGGCGCGGTACAACGCGCTGCTGATCTCGCAGTTCAACGCTCTTTGACGGGCAAAGATCTCACTGGTCTTACCTTGGAATCAAAGATGAAGTTCGTTGCGGATGTGAAGACCCTCCTTTTGGAAGGTAATCGCGCCAAATCGCTCATCGACACATACCAAGACAACATCGGTGGTGTATTGCTCCCTGTAGAAACGGCTAACGCCATTCTACGCCTCACCGAATCCGTTGGTATCGTAGCTGCGCAAGCAACGAAGATCCCTATGGGTGGTGTTGATCAGATCATTGTTCCTCGCTATACGGGCTCCGTGCTCGCTGGTGGTTACTCTGGTCAAGGTATCGTTGGTACTTCTGAGTCCGTCACCTTCGGTGATGCAACGCTCAAGAAGCACACGTGGCAAACCTTGTTCCGTGTCGGCAACGGCATGTTCAAGAATGCTAACGCCAATGTTGCTGATTTCTTGCTCTCCTTGGTAGCCGAAGGTTTGGCTTACCAGATGGAATTGCAGGCCTTCGTTGGTACGGGTGCTCCTTTCGTCGGTATTCTTAACGAAACTGGCGTAACGACTGTTGTCATGGGTGGTGCTACTAACTCGGGCAAAGATACCTTTGCTGAAATTGCTTACAGCGATCTCGTAGACTTGCAGACGGCTGTTAAGCCTTCCGCATTGAACGACGCTTGTTACTTCATGCACCGCACCGTTTGGGGCCTCATCAAGAAGCTCACTGACGACGCTGGTACTCCGTTACAAGCTACTTCTGTTCAGATCACGAAAGACATGATCAACAGCGATCCTGCTATTCGTCCGATCGGTTTCATCGACAGTTTCCCTGTCTATGCAACGGAAGTTCTCCCTGCTGCCTCCGCTTCTGCTGTAACCACGGACTTTATCGTCTTCGGTTCAATGAAGCATTTGCTTTTGGGTGACGGCGGTGAAATGACGATGGCTAAATCGGATTCAGCTACGCTTGATTCGGTAAACGTCTTCGCTTCTAACCAGTCCGCACTTCGCTGGACGCATGACCACGCTATCAGCGTTGGCCTCCCTGCTGCCTTTGCTAAGTTGCGTACCTCAACCACGTAATCTCTCACTAACGCTATATGATTAAAACCCTATACGACTCTGTGAAGGTTACTCAGACCCTTTACGCTGCTACCCGCGTCGCCGATGTTACGTCGCCTGATGCTGCTGCAGATACGAAAGGTTTTGAATCCGCAATGGTGGTTATTAACGCTGGCAACATCGTTAATGCCACTGGTGAAACTTACGCTTTCCAACTCGTCGAATCCGCAACGGGTGTCGGCGATTGGACTGCAGTTTCAGGTGCTACGGCTTCGATCACTGCCGACAACACTGTCGCTTTGATCCGCTGTGACAACTTGCTTGCCCTCAAGCGTTATCTCGGTGTTACGCTCGATGTCGGTGCTTCTGGCTCCCCTTCGATCCCTTGCTCCGTAGATATTTTGCTCGGCAATCCATTGCAGAGTCCTGTTAACTCCTAATCGAGTTACAGCATCAAGCCCCTCCGCTCGGAGGGGTTTTGAGTTATACTGTTTTTATATGGCTATCTACGCTTTCTCTCTCACCTCCCTTTCGCGCCTCAAAGCCCGACTAGGCATTTCTGATACGTCTTATGACACAATACTCACTCAGCTTATTAACGAGGCTACAGATGCCATTCAAGGCTATTGTGGACGACGTTTTATCGAGAGCACCTATGAGAATGAGCTCTACGATGGTGGGGATGGGTCAAGAGCCTCTTTAATCCTCATGGCTTACCCTGTGTCGTCGATCTCCGCTATCGGTGAACGCTCTGGTACGGTCACTTCACCATCGTGGCGCACCATGAGTGTGGATGAATATGAAGCCGTCGATCGACAAGCAGCAATTACGAGTGTCCGTCCTGCCTTCATTTCCATGACAGGTATCGTTCGCTTTGGGAGCCGTCTTTTCTATGGGATTAACAATTACCGCGTGAGTTATGTCGCAGGTTATAAGATTTCTTGGGCAAATGAGGGTGATCTTACCTTGCACAACCTCCCGTTAGACCTCACAAGTGCTTGTGAACAGCTATGCGCGGCCATGTTCAATATGCGCAAGAATGCTGGGGTAGGTTCAGAGTCCCTTGGTGCTCACTCTGTCACATGGAGTGACATGCTGGGCTCAAGCGCCGATAGTCTCGGTACGAGCGCTGTTGCCAAAACCATTACCCGATACCGTTCCGTAGCTGCTTTCTAATATGCTTTTCGATCTTACTAACGTAACGGCCACCATACGCCGCGCTGCTACTTCTGATGGGAAGCAGGTATATGCAGACCTCTATACAGGGGTTTCTTGCCGTCTTGAGCCAGCCTCAGACCAAACAGCCGCTATTAACGAGGTCAAGTTCGGTCAAGCATTCAAGGTTTTCTTTGATCGCGTGGTCGATATTCAGACGGCGGATCAGCTTGTCATAGACGGTGTGACGTACCAAGTGCGTGGCGTTAAGGACATGCTTGGTGTTTCGTCATCCCTTTCCCACAAGGATGTTTTAGCTGTCAGATCGATGAAGTCTTAATATGGCGGGCGATGCTTCGACTTTTCAGATAACCTCCCCAGACGCTAAGCGTTTGGCGGATTCTTTTCGTCGATCGCCAGAAGTAACAGAACGCTACGCTCAAGCGGCTGTTAATGCTTCGATTCAAGAAGTTTTCAAACATGCTACCGAAGAGAACTTGCCTTGGCGCACGGGTCGTTTAACGCGATCTTTTGGTGAAGGTATTGAGATTGGTCGCTTGTACGGAACCATTCAACCTACCGTTTCTTATGCTGCAGCCGTACATGAGAGATCATCAAAGCCTCAGTACATGCCACGCCTTATGGAACTCGCACGTCCAAAAGTGGTAGAGTACTTCGAGCAAGCAATTGAGCGGGTTTCGGAGGAGCTCGCTGAATAACCATATGGGCAAATACAAAACACTACGCGATGCGATCTATACGATCGTTAATACAAACCTTGTTGGCTCTACCAAGCCGCTAGTAAGCGTCAATAAATCCCACAATCTCGTGGAGGGTGGCTTTCCATACGTCACCATCGCTCCGAGTGAAATGCCCTCAGACTTCGCAACCAATGCGGAGAATATTCGTACCTATTCTTTCGATCTTTATATTTGGACAAACGTAGAAGATGTGGATATTGGTGAGGCAAACGCTCTTAACTCGATCATGGATATAACAGATCAGATCGTTGACCTCATAGACGCAGACTTCACGCTCTCGGGTAATGCAGAAGCAGGCGTTGTCCCTTTGCCTGCAGAGATCCGTGTTTTCGATGGGCCAGCAGGTAAAATGATTGGTAGTAAGATTGTCATTCGTTGCCGAACTCTTCACCAATTCGTATGACCGAGCCTACTCTCAACGATATTTATTCAAGGCTGGGTAATCTTGAGGGCACAATGCGAGGCGTTGATAAGAAGATTGACACGTTCATTGCTCACGATACCGAAGCCTATGAAGCGCTTGAAAAGCGTGTGCGTTCTCTTGAATCCGAACGCTCGAAACTCTATGGAATTGTTGCGGGTGTTTCAGCAGTAGTGGGTTTTGCGGTATCCTTTGTGAAGGATTGGCTTCACTCTAAGTAAGCCACCGATCCAAAACCTTTATGTTTGATAAACTCAAAGGCAAGCGTACATACATAATTGCCGTGCTTATCGGCGTTTTGTCTGCCGCCAAGTTCTTGGGTTATGTGGATGAGGGCTCGTTTGAAGTCTTCGTTGCACTGCTCACGGGTGGTGGCATTGCTGCCCTTCGTGCGTCTAAATCGTCAGAATAACTTAATCGCGCATGGTCGCTAATATCGGCCTGCGTATTTTCTATGTCAGAAGTCCTTGCTTTCGGTGAGCGCGAGATTGAACCAAATGGTACTTTTGTCCCAACGGATGAAGAGAAAACCTATCTCGACAATCACAACATCTCGGCTGCTGCTTTACAGTCTTTCGTAGACATCTCTGGTAAGCAGACGATTAACGCTGCTGTTGGTGGTATCGTTCAGAAGCGTCGCAATGAGGCTAATGGTGAAGAGGTAGCAATCCCTCCAACCCCAGAAGCAGAACCAGAAGCTACCCCAGAAGTAGCCCCTGAAGTCCCTGAAGCCCCTCAGACTGGCGAAGAGCCAGAAGTCACCCCAGAATCCACGGAAGTGCCTGGTGCGACTCCTACGGCCGAATAGACGCTCGTTACGGGATGCCAGAGTGCATACGATTGATGATGATCTAGTGTCTCGTCCCTCCCCATGATCCGCAAAGTGGGGAGAGGCGGTAACATTAACCCCCAAAAACCCTATGTTTCATCTATCACAACGCGATTCACGCTGGTCATCCTTTAAGCTCGGAGCTTCAACCCTCACCGTAGGACGTTATGGTTGCACCACGACGTGTATCTCCATGCTTACGTCGTATTTTGGCGTTTGGCATGAGCCAGCTACTCTCGCCAGCAACAAATCAAACTATACCCGCGATGGTCTTGTTCTTTGGGAGGCAATGTCCAAGAACCTCAAGAGCATGCAGTTTGTTGAGCGTGTCTATGGTCGAAACGATAAGAAGATTCAAGACTCGTTAAAGAACCCAAAAACAGCCGTAATCCTGCAGGTTGATAACGGTGCTCACTGGATTCTGCCGATCTACAAGCTCCCTTTTGTGAACGATTACATTTGTATTGACCCATGGGACGGCAAGTACTGCAGAGCTATCTCGAAGTACCGCAACATTACGGGGTCTGCACACTTCAAAGCGAAGTAGTGTACAATTGAACCGTATGACGAATACACCACGCAACAAAATGATCGGCCACGCCGATTCTGGGAATGTGCCCGAGCAGGAGTTCTTTTTCCCTGCCTCTGGTGATAAACCTGCTGTTACCGTTCGTGCTCGAAGTCTCGACGAAGCCATGGCTAAGTTCGAAGGATCGAGTCATAAAGCCGTAACCGAAGCTCAACCAATTTCAAAAGAAGACTCTGCAGAAGAGTCCTAACCCCCTATGCCTATCAACATTGGCCGACAAACCTCTGTCGGTATCGGACGCGAGTCCACACGTGGCACGACTGTCGCAGCTCAGTACTGGGACAAGCAGGCCGAGTTATCCATCGATGACAAGTTCGACTCCCAGCCAGTCAATACGGCCTTTGGGATGATCGAAGATGCCGACGACGCAGTCATCGTTAAGAAGTGGGTCGAAGGAAGCATGACGGCTCACGTCAAAGTGCAGTCCTTTGGTCTTTGGCTTCTTGCTGCTCTTGGTGGATATTCAGACGCTACCGCTTCTGGTGAGACGATCGTTTATGATCACACCTTTACCGTAGCTCAGAACAATCAACACCAGTCTCTCACCCTTTCCACGAATGACGGGGTTCAAGATTACCGTTTTGGCAACTGCGTCATTAACTCACTCGAAGTCAAAGCAGAAGCAGCGAGTTTCGTTGACTTTTCCGTTGATTTCCGTGGAAAGAACGGTGCAACCGCTACGAACTCCGTGTCGTTCTCTGCTGCCGATCTCTTGTTCATCGCTAAGCAGATGACCGTTAAGCAAGCAAACGATTCGTCTGGTCTTGCTGCCGCTTCTGCTCTCCCTCTTCAACGTGTCTCTCTCAAGATTGAAAAGAACGTAGAAGATGAGGACATTCTTGGCTCGATCACCCCTAACAACTTCGCCAACAAACAGTTTGTTATCTCGGGTGAACTTGAGTGCTGGTTCAAAGATGAGTCAACCTTTAAGACCAAAGCCTTGGCTTCAACAGCTCAAGCAATGGAAATTAAATTGGTTAACCCAGACGTTACCCTCGGTGTAGCTTCAAACCCAACAATCACGATCACGCTTTACAAGGTGAAGTACATGGATCTCACCCGTGATCTCGGTGTTGATAACATCGTTCGTCAAACGGTTACGTTCAAAGCTCTCTTCGATGCAACTGCTACGAAAATGGCTGACATCGTTGTCAAAAACCTTGTCGCTGATTACGAAGCTTAGTAACTAAAACCCTCAGTGTTTACTGGGGGTTTTTGTTTTTCTTTGTTTCATGTATGCTGTGTCATATATGGAACACACCGTCGTTACCTTACCTTCTGGCAAAACTGCCAAGATTAAAAATGGGCTTACTGGTCGTGAGAAGCGTGCTCTCCGTGAGGTGTTCTTAAATGAGGCTGAGTTGAATACTACGGCCGAAGGCAAACAAGTACTCTCTGGCCTTCAAGGGACGATCATTGCGAAAGCTGAGGACGCTGCTATTCAAACAGTCGTTATTGAGTTTGATGGCTCTTCTGATGACATTCTCAACCGCGTTCTTGATTTGCCATCGAGTGAATACGACATTTTGTTGGCTAAGATCAACGAAGTAACCGCTGAAAAAAAAAGCTAGCCGAGATCGCTAAAGCCGCAAAGGAATACGATTCTGTCTTATTCAGAGGTCGGGGTACGATACCCGACCTTTTTGCGATGGCTGAACTCTCTGAGAAGTTCGGTTGGACGTACGATCAAATCCTTGATCAGCCAGAGTGGTATATACGGGTGATTTTTGAAAAGTTGAGGATAGATGCCATAAAGCGTAAACTGTCCAAATAGTATGGCCGACACAAAACTGCAGATCTTGATTAGCGCAAAAGATCAAGCGTCAAAAACCCTAAGCTCGATTGGCGACAAGTTCGCTGGACTTGGGGTTGGGATGGCTGGTGCAGGTACGGCAATCACTGGGGCTTTGGCTTTAACGGTAAATGCCGCTATGGATGCCCAGAAGGCTATGGCGAATGTAGATGCCACGCTTGGGACGATGGGTAGTGCTGCTCTCAAAAACAAGGGTGCCATCCTCGAAGCTGCTGCTTCCGCTGTTAAACTGGGTTTCGACGATGAGGATGCCGCTCAATCGATCACGAAACTCTACCAGCGTACGAATGATCTTGCCGAAGCTCAGAAGTTGAGTGCTCTTGCCATGGATTTGGCTCGCGCTAAGAACATCGATTTGGCCTCGGCAACGGGTTTGGTGAACAAAGTGCTCTCAGGACAGGGCGGTGTGCTCAAGCAGTTCGGTATAGAGATCAAAGAAACGGCTACACCTCTCGAAGCCCTTGGTGAACTTCAAACTCTCGTTGGCGGTCAATCTAAGGCGTTTGCCGCTACTACTGCAGGGTCGATGGAGACCTTGAAAGTGACGTTCGGTAACCTTCAAGAAACGATTGGCGACGCTCTTCTGCCTGTTTTGACCGAGTTTGTTAAAAAAGTAACGCCTATTATTGAGAAAGTGACCGAATGGATGGCTGCTAACCCTGAGTTGGCAAATACCATTATCACGATCGCCGCTGTCCTCGGGCCATTGCTGATTATCCTACCTGCCCTTGTTGCCGCTATTGGTGCGATCATGTCCCCTATAGGATTGGTCATCATCGGTATTGGCCTTCTTGTGGCTGCAGGCGTGTACCTTTACCAGCATTGGGATGAGGTCAAAGCCAAAGCGACCGAGATTTGGAACAGTATTGGCGACAAGTTCAACGAGTTTGGTGAGAAGGTAAAGGCTGTATTCACCGCCGTTGCTGATTTCTTCAAGAGCATTTGGGATGGGATCGTTGCCGTCTTCAACTTTGCTGTAGCGCTCATTGTGGGTGCCCTTGATCTGTTCTTGAGTCAATTCGATGCCAATTGGAAAGAGCACTTCACTCAAGTGTTGGAGTTCTTTAAGGGGATTTGGGAGGGGATTAAATCCGCCTTCTCTTTCTTCGTATCTGAGATGTTGCCGAAACTCGCTGCTTTCCTTACGGGTATCGTTCAAGGGGTCGTCAACTTCACGAAGCCTATTGTTGATGCTTTTACTGGGGTTTGGAACGCCGTTAAGGGTGCAACCGAATCCGTCTTTACCGCTATCAGCGAAACGATTAAGTCAATCATTTCTGCTGCTGTAAACTTTGTGATTGACAAGATCAATGGTGCGATTGCTTCGATCAATTCAATGGTTCAATCAGGGGCTAATATCGCTGGTGTTGATGCCCCTCAATTACCGAATATCCCTCGGTTAGCAGAAGGTGGGATCGTGAATAAACCAACCCTTGCCATGATCGGTGAAGGTGGGGAAAGTGAAGCAGTCATCCCTCTTTCAAAGCTCGGCAATATGATGGGTTCTGGCACAAGTGTCGTTGTTAACATGGGTGGTGTTACCGTTACGAACTCGGCTGATGAAAATCGTTTAGCAGACAAGGTTGCCTCTAAACTTGCCCAGACCCTTCAATCTAACCGTTACGGCTTAGCCACCTCAAACTAATATGCCGAACTTTCAACTTGATTCTGAGTTACTGGATGTCCTCACACTCGACGGGGAGTCTGATACCCCGACCCCTCCCGATGATGAGATTTGGTACAACTACTTCGGTCTTCAAGACTCCGTTATCACGACGGAGTACATTCGTGTTTCTGCTGCAGATCCCGACCTTGCTCAAAAAGCTTTCCCTCGCGCGGACGGTGTTTATGCTGAATCGTTCCAATATCGAGCCACTCGCATCAAGTTAAAGGGATATGTAAAGGGCACAGACCGTGTTGACCTTGAAACGAACATGGATGCCATGCGACAAGCTCTCACCAAGGCTAGCGCCACTATGAAGCTCTTGTGGGCAGGCGTAGATCGTTACTATGACCAATGCTACCCCGTCCCGATTAACACGATCTTTGATGGGCGTGAGCATTTCCATCTCACCTTCTGTCCTTTCGAAGTTGAGTTTATTTCCCTTCATCCTTACGCCCGCCCTATCGATCGTGATATTTACGATGCCCCGTATGCCCTCACGGCGAGCCCGACAAACTTCATCTTCACCAATAACGGTACAGCTCCGTCTGACCCGATTATTTACCTAACCGTAACCACAGCGGGGACTTTATCGGCCATCGAGATAGAAAACACCCTCACGGGAGAGTCTCTGACGCTCTCTGATACGTTCTCAGACGGCGATCAGATCATTCTTAACGGGGAAGATAAGACCATCACGATTAACGGCGTTCAGGGGGACTATATGGGCGTATTTCCTCGCTTGGTCGCAGGGAACCAAATGTACGCCTTTTCGTTCACTGGGGCTGGGTATTCGCTTTCTCTATCCGAGCAGCATTTCTCTCGCTTCTTTTAGTAAGGTACAATCCAAACCAATATGTCGTTCATCAAGCTATACGTCCTCGATCGCGCGAGCGGTCTCACCTCCGCACAGCTCTTGTCTTCACAGACATCGGGCACGTTTACATTCGCCGTATCCGTTGCTAACCCGCTTGGCACACAATCGTGGGATATGCCGACTGGGTACAAAGCGGTAATGACGATCAATAACGAGCAGATCTTGCTGTCAGCTCTGTCGATTACGGGGACAACCGTAACAGCCACGATTGAAACCCGTGGTTATAACGACACTCAAGCCGCTACTCATTCGTCTGGTTCAGCCATTTCGATCCATGTTACGAAGGCCATTATTGATGCGATTGAAAATCATATCGCTCAATTCAGCGAAGCAGGTCTCATTATCCCTGCAGGCGTAACAGCTACCCCTACCATCACAAACGCCGCTGTCCATTCGGTTGCAGGCGTTGACGTAACGTCCATCTTCACGGCTGGTCGTGCTTACGTTTTCAAAGTGGCTAGCGTTTGGTATCGCGGTGTCGTTCGTTCATCCTCATTCTCGACGAACACGACAATCAATATCAGCGGTGATGGATTGCCTGCTTCTGGCACGATCACAGATTTTGGCTTTGAGTTCGAAGGATCTATCAATGCACCTGTTGATTACCGCTTGGTCAAAGAATGCTCGGCTGTACCTGCAAACAATCCGCCATCAGGATTCAATTGGTTGTTCACAAAAGGTGGTGGCTGGTACAGCAAAAACAGCTCAGGGCTTACTCGCTTCTTAGGCGTTGTACAGACAACGGCCACTTCTGCAGCAGGTGTTCTTGCTCTTGATCTCAGTCTCGGCAATGTCTTCGATGTCGTCCTTACTGAGAACATCACCGTCGTTAATCCGACTAATGGCCTTAACGGTCAACGCTACACGCTACGTATCAAGCAAGCAGCGGGGCTCTATACGGTCGTGCTTGGCTCAGATTTCCGATTTAGCACATCGACCTCTGGTTACTCTGCTGTACAGGTTGATGGTGCCGTTGATTATATCGACTTCACCTATAACAGTGACTCAACAAAATACGAGATTCGTGAGATTTCGATTGGTACTCAGGATGGGATCGTTAATGCACCGAACTCTCAGACTCTTGCAGACGCTGCTTCAATCTCATGGAACCTTGCAAACGGTACTTTTGCCGATGTAATGCTTGCTGGTAATCGTACGCTCTCAAACCCTTCTGGTATGGCAAAGCAACAGTTTGCTCGCCTTATCGCTTACCAAGATGGGACAGGTAGCCGCACAATGGGATTTGGTGGGGCTTACACGTTCAATGGTGCAACTCCTACGCTATCCACAACCCCACTTGTCGCCGATATTCTTGACTTTCAATGCGACGGTTCAAACATGTTCAACGTCTCTGTTGTCAAAGGCTTTGGTGCTGCACGTGCGTACTTTGCTGGCGGTAATCAAGCTGGTGCTCCTGCGCTTGCTACGACTGATGGGCTTGACTTCGCAACAGACACAGTTGCACAAGTTACAAAAGGTGCTCTCAGTGGAACTAGAAACGCAATGGCTGGTGTGAACAGTGTCTCTACGGGTTATTTCGCTGGTGGTGGTACGGCAACAAGTTACACGTCCACTGCAACAAATGTCACTGATGGCATTTCATTTGCTTCTGATACCACGTCACAAGTCACTAAGGGGACGCTCAGTTCAAACCGAGCAGCGCACGGTTCTGCTAACAGTCCTACCATCGGATATTTCTCAGGCGGTATCACATCGGGTAGCACCCCTCAAAATACAACCGATGGCCTCACCTTTGCCACCGATACGACCACCATGGTTACTAAGGGTGCTCTACTTATTACGAGAAAAACGTGTGCAGGTGCCAATAGTTCAACGCTTGGGTATTTCTCTGGTGGTGATACTGCCGCAGGCACCACAAGAACAGCCACGACTGATGGGCTTACATTCGCAACGGATACCACAGCCATGGTTTCGAAGGGCGTGCTTACTGTCGCAACGGTAGAACTTGCAGCAGGTAATTCTGCAACCGTTGGATATTTCGCAGGTGGTGAAACAGGTGCATCCGCAGCGACTACCGTGAACAATGCGCTTGTATTCTCAACTGATACTGTTTCAATGGTGACGAAAGGTCTCTTAGCTGGCGCTAATATTCGTAGACACGCTGGTGCAAACTCTGGTCTTGCTGCTTATTTCTCTGGTGGGTATTCAAATAGTGCCGTAGTTACAGCCACGAGTGGACTCACATTTGCTACCGACACCACAAATATGGTGACAAAGGGTGTTTTATCCTCAGCCCGTCAATCTCTCGCTGCTTGTCAGGGTTCAACTCTCAACATTGCTCAAATCGCATAGTCTCGTGGTATAGTGCTTTCGTATGTCAAATACGAAACACACGATCGACGAGATCAAAGGAAAGTTAAAAGGGTTCGTGCCTGTGATGGATGGACTATCACGAGCACGTAACCCTTTTGAGTTGCGTTATTTTGTTATCGGTAAACATGACGACCGCGTTCAACAATACAAGCAGGCCGTGATCGAGATGGATGCTAAGTACAAAGCCGTGCAGGAGGCTTTGCACGGTAAAGCTATACGTGATCTTGATCGTCAAGAAAAACAGCTCGACCTTATCCCAGAACCAAAGGATGAACGTGAGCGCATTGCCAATGCTCGTATTGAGCTGGAGTTGGCTAAGCTCGATCGTGAAGACCACGATGCCCAGATCGCTATGACGGGTGCATTCAAAGAGGTTCTCGACTTCATTGCCATTATTGAGTCTGAATATTCTGACCTTGTTGATAAGACCGAAGAAGAGTTGCTTAAAAGTGAGACGAGTTACTGGGGCAAACGTCTTGCAAAGCAGATCCATATCGACATGCAGACGATTGGTAAAATCGGTGAAGGTAATCGCTCGGTTCTTGAAAACCTCCCTCGTGAGTTTCAAGAGGAAGTATTAGCACAAGCCATGCTTCGTTCGCATGAGCACCTGATGATTGAGGATTCTGTTGCTAAAAAAGTGAAAGTCTACCTTGCCGAAAGCTACCCTCGTCAAACGACCTACATTGCTCCTCCGTCTGGTATTCATGTCCCTCTCAAGTTCCGTAAGGATGCCCCAGAAGGCTACCCAGAAGAGCGAATTGTTGATGTTGACCGTGCCGAGATTATGATCGCCACACTTCACCGTCCGAACGATCGAGAATGGCTCTCAAAGAGCTTTAATATACCTGGCGGAAAAAACTATATTCTTACCTACGTTGAGTGCCCTAATGGCGAACTGATTGGCGAATATCGCAATCGTTTGGTTATGGACGCTTTGTCCCTCGGTTGTGAGCATTTGTTTTTCGTTGATGATGATCTTCTTGTGCCGCAGGACGCTCTTCAAAAACTCTATGCCCACAAGCTCGACATTGTAGGGGGCTGGTATACGAAAAAAGATCCTGTGCCTGAGAGTGCCACCCTTATCAAGACCCCAGACGGCAAAAGCTGTATGCCTGTACCAAAAGAGGCCACGGGTTTAGTCGATGTTGATTGGGTACTCACAGGGGGTTTGACCTTGATTAACATGAATGTCTTTAAGCAAATCTCTTACCCTTGGTACAATACGAGTTATCAAGCTACTGAGGACACCTACTTTTCCGCACGTTTACGTGAGGCAGGTATCAAGCAGTGGCTCGACACTTCAATCAAAGCCATCCACGTCGATAAAGCTACCCGCATGGGGTACGGATTCGATGGGATTAAGAAGGTGGATTAACCGAAGGGGCTTATGCCCCTTTTGTTGACCGTGTAGAATGCCATTATGCCACAAGCCGCACGTTTCTTTGCCAAGGTATATGACTTTGACGGCTCGACCTTTCGTCGAGTTCTTGATGCTTCACTCTTTACATCACTCCCTTCAATCGTTCGGGAAGTGGGGAAGCCTGCCAGTGACCTGACGTTTGATCTAGCGCTCCCGTGGGATGATTATGGGTATGGTGAGTCCAGTGGGATTAACGAGGGGGATCTTGTGAAGGTATACGCCGTTAATGAGGCCAACCCTACAGGCCTATTGGTCTATCAAGGCCACATCCAAGAGATTGAGACCTTCTATGACCCTCAAAACAATCATGTAACCCTGAGGCTTTACCCTATCGACGCTCTTCTATCCCTAGCTGTATGGAAAGATGGGGGTAGTTACACCGTTTCTTACGCTGCAGCTGACGTTGACACGATCTTCAGTGACGCAATCGATGATGTTAATACCGCCTATGGGGCTACGTTCTTTTCAAAGAACCTAGGAAACCCCGCCGTTACCGTTGACGTTCAGTTTGTCCTCTCGACCTTTTCAAAGGCCTTGTCCACATCCTCGGCTTTTCTTGACCAAACGTGGTACTGGCGGATTAACCCCAATGGGCAAATTGACCTTGATCAGTGGAATGAAGTTACGGCTGACCATTCATTCACCGTTGGTATGGACGTTGAGTCTATCCATGCCATATCGTCCCTCGTGGATGTCGTTAATCGTGAAGTCGTGAGTTGGGGAGACCCTGCTACCGATAGCGAGTACTCAGACGCTACCTCAATCTCAGACTATGGCCTCAGAATGGCTGTTGTAGAGGATTCGGACATTCTCTCGTTAGACGCTTCTGATGCCCGTGGAAACGGGGACATTGCTCGTTCAAAGAACCCTTTTAAGAAAACGGAGATCGTCGTCAATGCCCAATACGCTATCGAGACCATCAAAGCTGGTGATACCTGTACCATTCGCAACATTCGCACCGTTTCGACGCAGTTCCTTACAGGTATATTCCGTATTGTTCGTGTTGAATACGATGGAGCAACGGCTAAATTGCACCTCTCAGACATTGTGTACAACTTTGGCAATGAGTTCTCGAAGGTTGTTAATTAGAGTATCCTAATGACGAGTGCGCGTAGGGATTCCTATGGGGGCTCG